GTCCAACTTTGCGAACTTCACACCGGCCTTCTCCATTTTCTTCAGGGAGTTTGCCGTGAACATCAGTTCATAGTGTCTTCCGTTGTAATCGAACTCGATGGTGCTGCGTTTGCTGTTTTTCATAAAACAAATCCTCTTTCGGGTATAGTGTAGTTTTGAAAGTCCTGTGTTTATAAAAACAGGGACGGCGATCTTTCAGCCGCCCCTTGAATCAGTGCGTTTATACCGTGGATTTATTCGCCCAGCCCGCGTACTGGTTTTCGATCAGCTGTACCGCGCCCTGTACCGCCTGGGCCGACTCCACATCCGGGAAGCGCATCTCGCAAGGCTCCGCCCGGAAAAATACGCTCTGTTCATCTGTCGGAAGCGTAATCTCCCACCAAATGCCAAGCCCGCCGGTCAGCGCCTCATACTCTGCCACAATCAGATTCCAGTCGGTTCTGGACGTGGGATTGATGTTGCAGTTGAACGAGATGTTGCCGTCGTTGTTCTGAAGACCTTTGATGAAACGGTGACGGGAAGTCTCACTCAGCGGCGTCACGTCATACTGCTCAAACTCCGCGCCGAGGCCGGAAATGCCCGTGACGTAATCCGCAATATTGAGCACTCCGCCTGCTGCTTTCTCTTTATACCCGCTTGTGGGCCGGACACCAGCAGCGCCTGTTGCTTCCGGGGCGTATTTGATCTTGATTCCGGCCGTACTCACTTCACCAGCCATTTATTTTTCCTCCTTCCTTCCGGATTTTGTCTTGCCCTCTTCTGCCTCTTCTGCGGGAAGCTCCGCATAGCACTTCGGGCAGGTTTTCTTATCATAGTTTTCAGGAATTACCTTCTTGCAAAACGGACAGGTCATGGCTCTTCTCCTTCCTCTTCTGTCGGCATCTGGTCCGCTTTCCCGATGATCCTTCGGAACGTCGCCACCATGCGATAGATTCCTCTGTCACCGTTCTCGACCACATTGACCGCCGTATTGATATAAAAAAGCGTTTGAAACGCTTCCGTGATACATTCTGTGATGGCTTCTGCGTCTTCCAAAGACGAGTTTTCCGCGTTGGTCTGAATCTGTACTTCAAAGGTGCTGCTCCGGACGCCCTGCTCCCCTGTGAAGCTCACATTCCGCTCCACGCGGAAGTTTCCGATCTGCCGGATGCAGACCGAAGGGAAGCCCTGCGGGACCGGCTCCCATTTTCCGGACACATACGCGTTTGGGAACGCCCTCAGCACGGCCCTGTTTACATAGTCGTAGACGTTGACTCTGCTCACCTGACTCATGTTCCGAACACCTCCCGCACAACATTCCGGATCTCCCGCATCACCGCTTCATAGGCCTGTTCCATGCCGTTTCTCGGCTGAATCTCCGTGTACCGCGTGCCGCCGAATACCCAGTATCCGAACCTTGCATACGGTCCCGGACGCCCCCAGCGGTCTTCATGGCTTCTCGACCATGAGCCGGAAGAAACCTCAAACGGCATCTCATCAGCGTAGCGGTTCGCGCTGTTGACCGTATCGCCCGCGCCGAATTCCAGAAACGCCACCGCTCGGCCGTCTGCGATGATGGCGTATCCGTTGTCAATCGGCTCCGCCGTTACATGGACCGCCCCGCCGCTTCCGTATGCCGTCTGCGCGGCGTCTCTGCCGATCTCGGCCAGCCTTTGCAGAAACCGGTCCACATTGGATTCAAAGTTTCTCTGCGCCTCCTGAAGCTCCCGCATGGCCCGCATGATGCTGGTGACGCTGGTCGGATCAAGGTTGATGACTCTTGTGGCCATTTTCCGTCACCTGCGGTCCACGCCGCGCTGCTGCAGGGCGTACAGTGTTCCGTTCAGGCTCTCCGCGATTCCGACCACCACGAAATTAAACGGCTTCTCCGTCAGGTCGCTCCATTGGTCAAGCCCGTCGTACAGCCATAGGATGGATTCTTCCGTAATCGGAAGTCGCCTCCCGCTGATACACAGCACCCTGGAATAGCTCAGGTCCTTGCCGAAGGCTTCCACCTCCGCGTCCCCTCTGGACGGTGCGATGTTCGCCCTGCAAAAAACGGGGTTGCCGTAGGTTTTCACCTTCCCGCCCGTTTTCTTTCCGTCGGCGTTCTCCGCGTCAATCTCGTCGAGATACAGCGCGTAGTAGAATCCGATCTTATTCCGTTCCAAGCCCCTCATTCACTTCACCACCCCACACAGCGGAGTGACTTCATTCAGAAGCTGTTCCGAAATCCAGGAGGATTCATAGGTCCGGTTGATGCCGTTTTCATTGTGGGCGGTTTCGCCTTCCGCGCCCTGTTTGTTGTACAGGTCCTGCGCGATCCGCAGCTGCAGATCTTGAAACCGCGTTTCCAGCACCGCATTGCCGTCCTCATCCGTCGGATAGTCCGTATAAGGATAACGGCGGGCCAGAATCGCGTACTTCGCCGTTTCCAGCAGATCGGTCAGCAGATCCGCATCGCTTTCCTTTGTCCTGCTCTTCAGCCTTTCCAGTACATTCATTCTGCCCGCCTCCTTTTGGCTTATTGTTCCGTTTTCTTCGGTCTGCCGCGTCTGCCTTTGACCGCTGTCTCCGTCGCCTGTTCTTCGGTCTTCTCTGCGGTCTGCTCCGGTTCGGGTGAAACCGGAGCTTCCGCAATCTCAATCATACCGTCAAGGCTTGCGATCTCCGCGTCGGCAGCTTCAAACTCCTGGCCGCCGCGATACCATGTACCGCTGTACTTCAGCCAGTGCTTCGCTCTTACCTTCACGGCAGCCCTCCGATTAGATAACCTTCATCAGCGCGACTTCGTTCATGCGCTCATAGCTGGGCAGCACGATCTCGGACGCGAAGGTGTTGAGGTTCACCGGATGCTCGTCAAGGATCTGGGTGATGGCAACGCCGGTGTTGACAATGGCGACCTGCGCCTTGCTTGCACCGCTGAGAAGATCGGCCTCTTCCGGGGTCGTGCCGTACCAGGTGGAGCCGAGGGAGCCGGAGGGGACAAACGCCACATAGCCGTTGGGAACAAAGCTGTGCGCGACGCCGCTTTCGTCCTTGTACTGCTTGTCATAGACGGCAAACTGTACGCTGTTGGTGTCATCGAACACATCCCGCACGCCGCCGTCCGTGATGTAGCCGAGCGTTCTTCCGATGGTGCTCAGGAAGCGGTTCTTTACGGCGTCGATCTTGCCGAGCAGGTTGAAGGTGTTGCCGTTCATAATCAGCGTCCCGATCTCGGTTCCGGTCTGGGCGCGGATGAAGTCTTTCACGGTCTTGATGTCCGCGAACGGATCAGCCGTGGCTGGCTGGTCCCACTTGGCATTACCGGACAGGGCGAAATAGTGGCCGCCGGAGCCGTTGTTGTACCAGCTGCCGTCCGGGTCATAGTTGTAGGTGTAGTCAACGCCGTTGGCCTTGATGCTGATCCCCGGCTGGCCGTTGGTCGGGAAGAGAAGCTGGAAGATCATCCGTTCAGGAACGACGTTTGCACCGGCAATCAGCTCGTTTGCATCGTCGTAGATGCGGGCCAGAACTTCGTTGAGATACGGGTCATTCTGCTCCTGGACGCGCAGAATCTCCTGACGGTCCTTCTCCTTGACCTTGAAGCCCTCACGGAAGAATGGCATCTCCGTCTCAAGCTTCTGCACACCGATTCTGTCACGGAACGTGGCTTTCGCGTCAAAAGCGGACGGCATCAGGGAGATGGGCAGGCCCTTGTTGCCCTTCAGCCACGCAAGGTCAAGACCGGCCTTTTTGCGGGCGGGGAAAAGCACGGTTCCCATATAGGGAATCTGGTTGCTGTATACTTCCTCCCAGTTTGCGGCAATCGCCTTGGGAGTGAACAGTTCGCTAAGAAGCATGGTTCTTTACCTCCTCATTCAGTCTTTCAAATCCGTTACTCGTTCACGCCGACGTTCGTGCGGAACACGATTCCCGGCAGCGCGGCATAAAGGGCGTCAACATAGGTCACGCCGCTGTGCGCCTGCGCCTTGGTGCTGTCAATGATGCCCTGCACCACCGCTGCGCCGTTGGGGTTCTTGCCCGTATCGACATCGTAAAGCAGGATGCCGACCGCGTTTGCGCCGGTGGTAGACGCGCCCGCCGCGGTCAGCGGAGTACCGGCCTTCACAACCGTGCCGCTTGCGGGGGTCGCAACCTTGATGGGAACCGCCTGAAAATCTTTGGAAGCCAGAATTTCAACCGTTCCGGCAACCTGGGTATTTTTCATAACCATTGTGAATCTCTCCTTTACTTGAAGTAGTTTTTCATGACGTTTTCGTACTGCTTGCCGCCGCCCTGTTTGGCTTTGGCCAGCTCTTTCGCTTTTTCCACGGCGAAATCTTTCTTGTCATCGCCGCCGCCAGCACCCTTCGGCTTCGGTGTGCCGTTCATCAGCTCTTCCTTGAGCTTCTTTTCCACGGCTTCCTTGTGCTTTGCGCCGTTGGCAAAGACCTTCTCCATGTCACCGGCCTGCATTGCCTCTGCCGTCTCTCTGGCAAGCTGGGCGTCGTAACCGAGATTGATGTACTTGGCCGTCAGATCCGAAACCGCCTTGTCCTTCCGCAGCTGTTCCAGCTCTTCCAGGATCTTCTTGTTCGACTCGTCGGCCTCCGCTTTCTTCTTCTCATCCTCGGTCATTTTTTCCTTGAGCTGCTTTGACAGCCCCGCCGCCTCAGACGCTTTCTTGTCAAAAACATCCTTGCTGACGTACTTGCTCAGGTCTACCGATTCCGGGATTTCAAACTTCGTCAGAGCTTCCACTTTCTGCTCCGCCGTCATCCCTTCGTACCCTTCGATGGTGCTAACGTCGATTACTGCCATAAAGATTTCCTTTCGGGTTTTATAGTCTTCTCTGACTGTGTTGTATGATGGGATTTGCGTCTTCTCTGACGTTTTGGGTTTTGTAAAGCAGTTCTCTCTGCCGATATGTCAAAAGCGATTTCTCGCATATATCCTCAGATCGGTTCATACCATGCCCGACAGTTGATGTGCGCCGGGGGCGGAACCCTCCGGATGTCATAAACCCGTCCGTCCAGTTTCCTGCACACCTTGCACACCTTATCGTCCTTCATCTCATGGCGGCGCACTTTCTTCACGCCCGCGTCCTTCATGGCCTGAATCTCCGCCGCCTGCGAGGTGAAGTCGCTGTACCATGCCTCCTGCTGAATCACATACCGTCCTGCCTTGTCCAGTTCGATCTGTTTCTGCGCTTTCGTCGGAACAGCGTTGATGGCTTCTTTGGCCCGATCACGTTTTCTTTTAAGCTCCGCTTCAAACGCGTATTTTGTGATTTCGTTTGGCTCATCCAGCATCCCCGCAAGATACATTTCGGCCAGTTCGTCAAGCTCGTCTTCCTCCGGCTCCTCGTCCCGAAGAAACCCGTACAGCTCTTCATACCGCTGCCGGTAGAGATCCCTGTACGCGCTCTTCGCGTCCTCCTGAAATGCCGCATACAGACTGTCCAGCTCATGCAGCACATTCAGCTCGTCAAAACGGAGAACAGAGAGCTTTCTCTTTGTCGCGTCAATCCTCCGGAGAACCTTCTTCCCCAGCAGCGTGATTGTCTGATCCGACAGGCGGTACGCCTCCGGCATTGTCTTCTTCGTCACCGTTGCCACCGTTTGCTACCCTTTCGCGCTCAATGTCAAGCTGCTTCTGGATTTCCTCTTCCTGCCGCTGTTCCTGTTCCCTGCGCCATGCCATTGACATGTTGTAGGCCTCATTCTTGTCCCCGAAGATGTCTCCGAACGCGTCAAACACGCACTTCGGATTCAGCCGGTCGGAATTCAGACCTTCCATGAAGCACTGGAAGCGGCTCTGAAGATTGTTAAGACTCTTTCTTGCGTAATTGACGCCGATATCCTTCAGTTCCAGATCCAGCGGCGATTTCACCGCGCAGATATTCAGCACGATCCGAAGGAACTGCCGTTCGGATCTGGTAAACAGTTTTTCGGAGTCTTTCGCCCTGGATTCCGCCTCGCTCCATCCGTCACGGAAAATGACCGCCTGACCCGTGTCGCTGGTGCTGCTTCCGCCGTTTCTGTTCGGCATTCCGCAGATGGTAAGATACGCGTCCGTCAGATCGTCAATCCGCTGCTGCACGCCGCTCTGCGAAAGCTCGGAAGCCACGCGGTAGACCTTCGCTTCCATCCCCTGCGTAACCGTCTTGATCTTCACGGCCTTTCCGCCGATGGACAGTTCCCCGTACTCCCCGTCTTCAATGTCGCAGTTCTGGAAAACGTCAAAGCCGTTGACGAAATCCTGGATGGAGTCAAGCGCGTTGCTTTCCAGGTTGTTGATTGCGTTCAAAACCGGAATGACGGTTTCAAAGGCCCCCATACGCGCTTCGTTGTTGATGTATTCCACCAGTGGGACACAGCCGAGGATATGGACCTGTTCAATCACATTGTCCCGCGTAACCGTGAAGCAGCGGTTTTCCGTGTACACCATGAAATACAGCTCGTTCTTTTCATCCCTCTGGATGATAACGCCCGCCATCGGTCTTTCCCCGACGCAGGAACTGTAGATCACAAAGGCGTCCCGCGGGTCCAGCGTGTAGATGTAAAACGGAGCGCCGTCCTCGACGTTCGCCAGTTCATCCGTCAGTGTCAGCCGTTCCGCCACGCCGCAGATCAGCGACCAGTCCACGATCTCCTTGTCCTTGGACTCCTTGTCTTCCATCCGCATGAACTCATTGAGCCGTCCTACGTTTCTGGACACGCTCTCGTCACCGCCGCCCGTGCTGATATACTGGATTGGCTCATTCAGCCTGTAGGCGCTCTTAAATGTAACAATTTCATTGGCCCGGTTTACCATGACCTTGTTGTTGATGTTTTCCCGGACGTATTTCTCTTTCAGGCGGATGTCCTGATTGCCTTTGTAATACTCATACAGGTAGGTAATCTGACCGGCGTTGATTGCATGAAGCGCCAGCGCCTTTTCCAGGACCTCCCGCACGTTGTCCTTGGTAATCTCGCGCACGGGCGTCTTGATCTTGATTCTCCCTGTGAGTCCTTCGGTCGGGAAGCGCAGCACTTCCGTCACTTTATACTGTTCAAGTAACATGTCACGCCTCCCTGACGTTATCGTTCGGTCTTTGCAGTTCCTCCCACCGTGAAGTTCAAGCAGCATGGCCATTACCGCAGGCATCACAAATGGGAGGCTTTGTCGTTCTCTCTGAGGCGTTCTGCTTACTCTCAGATCATCCGGGAGCTGCCCGGCCACTGGTTGCAGGAACGGGAATCGAACCCGTGACTTCAGAGCATGAATCTGATGAGATACCTCTTCTCCATCCTGCTATATGATCCGCATTGTACGGCGCAGTTACACAGCGAAAATGAGGCAGCGGGATTGACTCATCATCGGCGCTTTCCAGTGCGGATTGTGGAGGTTCCAGAAGGTCTCGAACCTTCAACCTTCCGGTTAACAGCCGGACGCTCTTCCAATTGAGCTATAGAACCGTATTGCCGATTTCCTACTCCCGCGGCTGCTTATCGCGGTTTCGTTCACGGCTCCGCTCTCGTTTCATCCCTGAGAGAAATCCGCCTGGCGGCACTCTCACGTTTCCCGTCATCGGCCAGCTTCCCGCCCATTCGGCGTTTCACTGTCCTCCGGTACTTTGCCAGCGGTCATGGGGCTTTACGGCAGAAAGGAGGTGTACCCGCATGAAAGACAAGCTGCCCTTCACAGAAACCTTTGCGTCATGTCCAGCGCAAAGGCCGGTACAAAAACGGCAGTCAGGCGGGAAACACAAAAACCGCCTGAAACCGGGGGATTAAAAAAAGAAAGGGGCCAATTGCCTACACATCGTAAGCAATTAGCCCCATTCAGGCTGTTGTCCGTCACCCATTGGCAACGACCACACGATATTTTGTTTTCATCCTCGGAACTTCATAGATCTTCAGTTCCCCGGACCGCGGGTCATAATCCAGCTGTACGCGGCTTCCGGAACTCAGCAGTTCGTTCACCGTCGCAACCGCCTTGGGTGAAAGGGAAATCTCTTGTTTCACATAATTGCACCGCGCACTCGCGCAAAGCATAAAGTACCTATAACTCTACACATACATTATACAGCACCGTGTCAATAAATGCAAGTATAAATTGTTTATTATCTCATATTCTTCCTGTTTTTACAAGAAATACTTTCTCACCACGGCCGCTGCATAACTTCCGCCTTGGCAACCGTCCCAACCGTCACATAATCGATCCCCATTGCCAGAACGTCCGGCGCGTCATCGTGCTTCATCTTCCCGTTGAAGGTGAAGGAATACACATTTTGCATGAACTGCGAATACTCCTTCGGCCGGTAGCCTTCTCCGAGAAACAGCATCCGCTCCCGGATGTCCGGCGCTCTGGCGATAATCCGGTCCCGCTTTCCGGTTCCCGTGAAATGGCTGGTATTGATTGCGATGTTGATCCGGATTCCCTTTTCCCGAAGTTTGTGGTCGATGTCCTCCCCGTAGGAAGCCGTCATCTTTGTTCCTTCAACCTTCATGGCCGTGGCCTTGTATTTCTCCGCCATCGCAACAATCATCGGCTGCGTCACGGTCTTGTCCTCATTGCTGAAGACAACGGCTGGAATCAGAAGGTCATTGCCGTACTGCTGGACCGTAATGGCCGCCACATAGTCACCGCCGCCCCAGGAAGGGTCCACGATGATGAAGGTGCGGTCGGGTTCCTGTTCCGGCCGGACGCCGTTGTAATACCGCAGGTCCGCCGGGTCAAAGACCGCGCCGTCCCGTTCGATCGGCTCTCCCATGTACTGCGCCAGCCAGCTTGCCGTATCGCTGTTGCGCTCAAAGCTGGCCCGTCTCTGCTGGTAATAATCCGTGGAGAATCCCACGCCGTAGAGGTATTCAAAATTGCTCTCCCCGTTTTCATCCAGCGCCGGAGTATTGAGCACCTTCCATCTCCGTTCCCG